GGCACATAATCTGATAAATCCGCGCCTACATAGACAATCAACGCGGTAAAAATATATTCTGACGACGGCGCACCGCTATTTAATCTTAATGCGATTTGCGCCAATTCGCCTGTTTCGCAAAACGCATAAACCTGCGCTTTCGTTGATAACAATTTATCTAGCTTTTGTTTATTCTCCGCTTCTCGCTGCTGCTTTTTTTGTAATAAATTTTTTATCAACGTTGACGGATCGCCACGCACTGCCATTGCAACCGCATTAGCGTTGCGCATTATGCTGTTTAGCGTTTGCGCTGATTGCGGTGTAATATCTGCGCCCGGTGAAAAAGCCGGATAACCTACGGTTGGCGTTTTAACCATTTTTGTTGCCGCTAAATCTTTTTGTGATTTCGCATAGTCGTAAGACTGTTTAAACACTGGATCGGGCAACAACACCGCTACCTGCTCCAACTGTGCAATAAACGCATCAATATTTTGTGTTGTAATCATAATGCCGACCACATCCACGCTGCCTGCCGGTCGGTTAGCGTCTGACTTGTCGACAAACTTGTCCGCAATCGCCTTGATGGCGTTTTGCGGCGACAAATAGCGACCGCCTTTGGTTTTGCTGCCGTGTGTCCAGTTGTGCACCCCCAACTTCGTGCCGGCTACCGATAAATTTACCTGTTGCGCCTTACCGCTTTGTATCTGTTTTAATTTTTCTTTCGTATCCTGATTAAGTTGCAAGGTTGCCAATCGCCACATAATTCTCTCCTAAAAAATAAGCGGAAATAATCCGCTTATCATTAAAACTTATAAACTATATTATCTTGATAATTCACATTGCAATTTACCGTTACATTAATTTTTTGTTCAACTGCATCAACAAAATGCTGATAATTTCGCTCCTTGTACCTTATTAAAAAATCAATATAACGATTAAACTCACTTCTCACGGAAGAAAACATAATAAAAGGCGGTCTAATTAATCGCATCAATTCCAGAAAATCAATCAAATCAAAATAGCTTTCTTTTTTATATGCAGACTGTTCAGTACAGATATACGGCGGATCAAGTAAAAATAATACCTTTTCTTTGTGTCGGTGCTGATTGATTAAATCTTTAAAATCCATCCTTACAATATCCAACCCATCCAAATAATCGTCTGCAACTGGATAATCTCGCTTTGTCAAATTATTCCACAATGACTTTTTAAATAATGCCTCAAGGCTTTTAACATCGTTGCCACTAAATAACAACCAGCTAGTCAACGCCTTAATATCTTTATAACCATCAAAACGGCGAATAATATCAATAATTTCTTTTTTCTTTTCGTTTGATAATCTCGTTCCCGGCTTAACATCAATTAAACAATGGGCAAGTTGCTGTCTTAATTGATTGGTCTGTTTAATATTTGCCAATCTTTCCGCATAATTATCATAATCGTTAAAAATAACCTGTGCTTTTGAGCAAATATCTTTTGCATTTCTGGCCAACAAACCCGAGCCGCCAAACACGTCAATAATTGTCCAGCCTTCGCCATCATTATCAATATTTTCTATTAACGCCTTTTCAACCAGTTTTAAAAAATTCCGTTTTTGTCCGGTAAATGGTAACGGCGCTTTTGTGTATCGTTTACGCACTGAACCTCTCCTTTTATTGTTATTATTATTTTTAGCAATGCGATTAAATTAAAAATTAAATCACCTCAAAATCCTCTGGATACTGTCGCCGTTTTAACTCGCTTTCGTATGCCGTCTGGCAATGTTTCGGATCACGAAACAAGGCATTGACAAATTTAAACCAAAAACGCCAGCGTTTTTTCGGCTTGTCTGTCAACACCGCGCGGCGGTAGCAACGGCTGGAAAAGGTTTCATCCGCTCCGCCACCTGTTAGGGCGTTGCAAAGTTGGTCAATCGCTATTAAAACGTGATAAGCCCAACGTTTAAATTTACTTTTCTGTTTGCTCATTTTTATAGTCCTCGTAGGTTTGCGACCAGCCAATTGACCAATCGTATTCAAGCGGGTTTTCGGCTTGTTCGAGTAAAATTTTGTGCATATAGGCGTTCTCAAACATCCCCTCTTTCAGCTTCGCTGCTGCATTCCACACCGCCCTGAACTTGTCAAAATCCAACGGTTGCGCCGTGTTGTCTGCGCAAATCAGGGTAAAAATACGTGGCTCGCCGTTATCTTCTTTTCCGTTTAAATCAAAATCGGCTTTGATTTCAACTAATGTCGCACGCCCTTTTTCATCTGTGTCCACCCATTTGCCAATCTCGGGTACATATACACCACCGTTTACGCACGCATCGCGTTTAGTATTGATTTGTGTGCGGATTTGGTTGCGCTGTTCGGCAAGCAACTCCGCCTCACCTTCACTGGAAAGCACCCACGCTGTACCATTCCAGAAGTGGTATTCGCTCGGTGCATTTGGAATTAAAATTGGATTGCCGTCACTATCGGCGGCACGTGCGCCATTGCCGTTGATAATGCGCTGAAATGTGGCTTCATCCACCTGTTTCATTTGCGAAAAATCGACATCCGGATAGCAGCTTTCCGCACCCTCTACCGGATAAAAATTACACGTTATTTTGTCGAAATAGTACATTGTTGCTCCTGTTTCTCTTGTCAATCTGTTTTATTGTTAGTACAATCAGATATAAAAATCACACTGATGCTGTAATGAAAATTGAATTTGATGCCGTAAAAAATCAACAAAATATCCAATCTCGCCAATTGTCTTTCCAACAAGCAGCGGAGCTTGATTGGCAGCAAGCCTTAATCTGGCAAGATGACCGTTTTGAATACGGCGAAATTCGTTACTCCGCATTAGCCCTGTTAGGTAATAGATTGCATTTTATTTGTTTTAAATTTATCCCTAACGGCATTCGCGTCATCAGTTTCCGCAAAGCCAACAAAAGGGAGATTAAAAAATATGAAAATGAACGCCAATCAAGAGTTTAATATCGCTGAAACCCCTTTAACCGACGAACAACTTGCTCAATTTAAACCGATTGAACAAGTTTTGCCGCCCGATCAATTAAATATGCTGCTCACTCATCAAGCTCAACAAAAACGGCGCGGCAAACAAAAAGCCCCAACAAAACAAGCCACCACAATTCGCCTTTCACCGATTGTGCTGGAAAAATTCCGCGCCACCGGTAAGGGCTGGCAATCACGCATCAACGAGGTGCTGCTTAACTATGTTGAACATATGTAATTCACCGACCGCCATTGGCAGCCTTCTACTCGCCAATGGCGAAATAGCGGATATTCGTTTGATAACGCCCCCACACGTGAGTATTGTTAAAAAACAAATCCAAATCATAATTAGCATCACCGCGACACGTTGATGAGCTCACCACTTGATAAACCTGTCTAAACGCCACCGGAAATTGTTTTTTGCCTGGACCGCCACCACTGCCCCATTGCAACAGTAAACCGTTTGGTAATCTGCACCAGCCGGTCGTCGCGAGGTTTTGTGTGAAATCCTCTATCATCGCAATACGTCGCCAATGACTCCACTCACCAGCACCGGCTACTCCGCTATCATCATCGTTAAACCGATAACGCAAATCATTATAATCGACGCTTGCCAACTGAAATCTTTGCAAACCGCTGTCAATATGTATACCGTTAAAATCAATTTTGCCAATCCAAGGTGGCGCTCCGATTGGAGAAATATCGCAGAAAAAAACCTGCGAACCACTCAAAGTGTTTAAATTTGACACCTTCACGCTGTCCAATACACGTTTATTGGCATTATTGTTCGCATTATTCGCCGCCGTTTGTGCTGCATTGGCTTTATTCACGCCATCCACCGCTTTGTCATAGGCAGTTTTGACGGCTTTACTGGTCGCCACGGTTTCACTGCTGGCTGAGGTGACGGAATTACTACGGTGCAGTTCGGTTAAAATCTCTTTCTTGCCTGCATATTCACCCGCTCCGTTCCAGTTCATCACATAAGCTTTATAATCAATTAAATTAAAGCCTAGGCTTTTAGCATACCCTGCGGTATTGCCGCCATACGAATCGATATGAATTTGAAAATAAGGCAAAGCTTCATCATTAAGAGTGGCACTGCCGGCATAAAAGCCGCTGTAATCCCATTTCTTTTCAGACGCGCCGTAATTTGCTTTTAACTTCAAACCGCCTGTCATCTCGCCGCCGCTTTTACTGACGCGCGTGTTAGCGTTGTCGTTGGCAGCTACGGCTTTGTCATAGGCGGTTTTGACGGCTTTACTGGTCGCCACGGTATCGCTGCTGGCTGAGGTGACGGAATCTGATTTTTTACGCTCTGCAATATATGGCGGTGCGTTGTCAGTTAAGCGCCTATCTGTAATTATGCCGTTACTGGCAATATCTGCGATAATTTGCACATAGTGCTGGTAGCCATCCGATCCAACATAATCATTTTTACTTTGCGTTAAATATTTAATTTCGGTCTGATATGCACCGGTCACTGTGGCGTGATGGCAAATATCAACATAAACCGAGGCTGGTAACGTTGGCACGGTAACTTCTGCCGTCCGTTTAATTTCTGCCCTCACACCCTCAATATAAGCGTGCCCACTATCTAGCGTGTAGACATTGCCGCTTTTACGTTTCAGCAAAAAGGCATTATCAAAAAAGACGGCCCGACCGTATAAGTCCCGATTTGTTAGACGGATTTTTTCATCAATGCCGCTTAATCGCATTGTAAAATCAATTTGCCAGGTTTCAGCGCTAACCGATACATTCGCTAATTCTTGCGCACGTGGAAATTCAAGCAATACGCTGCGTGTAATGCTGTTGCCCTGTTTCTGCCCTCTGTTTTTGACTTTTGAAGTCAAGCCGGAATAAATACCGCACGCCAATAAGTTTTCTGATTTATTGACAAGCCCGACCCAGTTAAAATCAAAATCACCGATTTCTGTGCCAACGGTGACCGAATAAACAATCGCATTTTCATTAAGCGCGCCGATTTGTGACACTTCCTGTCGGTGCACAATTTGATTTTCTTGCGGTATTGTCAAATGACTATCTAAATTGTCATCGCTCAAACCCGGAATATTAGCAAAAATAAACTCGTCAAAAATCACCGGAGTGTGATTGATAACCGAATCTCTAATATAAGTTTCAAATGCTTGTGTTAGCTTGCTCGCCATAACTCACCTTATTATTGTTATTTTGGTATATAGCACACATAATCGTGATTAAAACTTCTTGCCGACAAATGTAGCGGCAATTTTGTAATCACTTCATAAGTATATCTGCGGCACGTTCTGCCGTACTTTCTAATAATTAAATTAAGCAATTCCTTGTTATGTGCCATTTGCGAATCGCTTAAAATAATTTTGACAACATCCCAATTTTCGTCGTCAAATCGCTCTTCAATTTCCACATAACCAATACCCAACCGCGCAAAAATGCGGATAAATCCAGCTTTGCTGCCTGCATCCTGTGCATTAATAAACGCATATTTCACACGCTTGCGAAACAGTGCTAACGGCTCATTCTCGAAACGCTCAACATCTCTCGCATAAGCAATTAAGTTCAACATTGTTTCACTGCAATTCTCTTCATCAAGCAACTTTAGTGGTAAATCAATCATTTTTTTAATTGATAAATTCCACCATTTGCCAAAAAGATCGGCGATTTGCCTCGTGGCAACGCCCTCCATCCAGAACGGTAATTTAATATTCATTAATTACCCCCCGCTCTTCTTTTACGGTCAGCGATTGGATCCGAGGCACACTAATATCACTTTCGATATCTTGCTGTTCCCAAATCAATGATCCGACTTCAGGGCAAAGTTGATGAATCTCTTCGCCCAGCAATGACCAACTAAAACGGCGATAAGGATAAGTTTTGGTTACTTCAAAATTATTATTTTCACGAAATGCACAACGGATAATATCTTCAACGCGTTTTAATGTTTCCGCTTTTTGCGCGGCGGATAAATTAAAATTGCTGTAAAAATAGACTCGACAAACAATGTTATGTTTGGTCTCCGGCATTGCATAACACACTAAGTCATCGCCGTGGCCGTGCCAACCGTCATCTCTAATATGCTTGTTAACCTTATCAATAAACGGTTGACTTGCCACACCGGTATCTAGCAACAAATACATATTTGCTGTACCCGGGCCACGTGGCGCATCGTGTTTAAAATAGATGCGGTCGACCGATATGCCAGCTATTTCTGCCGCCATTGCTCTATAAACGCTGTCAATATGATGCTTTCCACTGGCAACAAATTGATTACGGCAACGCATTCGCAATTCGTCATCGGTTTCCTTGTCTGCGCCCGGCGTGATTAACCAATCCTCGCCGTTTTCGACACTGACCACGCCATTAATTTGTTCCGCCAGAATGCGATAATAGCCAGCCGCAAGGTTGTAGCTCGTGCCGGCTTGTTCAGCAATAACCGGCACATCTCCCGACAAATGCCCTTTCGGAATAACGGTATCTTCGGTGACAACCAGCTTAAAAACGACATCATTAATGCGTTCGGTCTGCACCACGGTGCCGGCTTTAATCGTAATTGGTGTTAAATCGCTTTGTTTGGTAAATGTGATCACGCCTTGCGCTTTTGTCGCCTCTTTAAAATCAAGTCCCACACTCCACGCCATCATTCTCAACCACGCCCCACGTGCGGTACGCAAAAACAGATTAGGCAATATCTCCGCAATTAAATGATCTGTTAACCACTTCACCGGCTGCACCGCAATAGCGGTGACCAGTCGCCAAAACGGCGACATTCTGCTGGTATTGGTAATTAAATTTTCTGCCGCGGTGAGCTGCTCAAACTGCTGTCTGATTTCATTTTCTTGTGTCGGCAATCCCGACTCTCTTAAAATCTGCTCAAACTGACTCATTTAAATTCACCCCTAATTCAATCGAGCCAAAATCATAAGTTTCGGCAGTGATAAATAAACGGTTTAAACTCTCTTCAGTAACAAAGATTGTCCCGGGCACTAAACGCTCATCGTCCTCAATCAGAAATATCATTTGCAAGATAATATCGCGTCTTAAAATGCGGCTACGCTCTGCAATCAAGGCGGTCACTAATCCGCTTTCACGCAAGGCGTGTTTGATATCCTGCGCAATTGAAATGCGGTTATTGCACAAAATCGGCACGTTACCGCTGCCCAGCGTTAAATCGTCATTGGTAATTAAAAGGTCGAAATATTTATCAGCCATATCCTGCCCCTAAAGCCTGCCTATCTTGCCACTGTTGCGTTTCACGTCGCCACCTGTCCGGATCATCTGATTTTATCTCCATCTTCTGGATCACCATTGAGTGGCTCACGTTTTTATTCTGCGTCATCGCGGTGGAAATCAAACCTTGCGTGGTTGTGTTAATCTGCGGTCTGGCATTTGGCTTAACGCTCTCATCAAGCTGTAAATTGCTGTTTTGCACTGCAGTCACGCTTGATACTGATGACTCCACCTCAATTTCCGGAATTTTAATGCCAATATAATCGCCCACTTTATTGACTTGTCGAATAATCCAATTAAGTGAGTCAAAAAACATCTTTTTAACGCCTTTCCAAACATCACCAAAAATATTAGTAATGCCCTGCGCCAATGCACCAAAAATTTGCATTGCATCGCCAGCCTCCCAACCGGCAACCACGCCGTCCCACATTGCCAATAAATCATCCGCAACATTGCCGAATATCTCCACAACGTTTAAAAATTGCGTTGCCAATAACTCGACAAACCCGGCAACAATTTCCAATCCGGTACCAAGCACATTGCCAATCACCATCCCAATTTGCACAAATCGCCCAGCTTCTGCACTGCTTGCACGCATTCCGCCGGTGATACGACTAAAAATATCCGCAATCTTGCCAATGGCAGTCTTAAAAATAGCAAACGCATTGGATAATGGTTGCAATCTGTCGCTAATGCTACCGAAACCGATTTTGATACCATCCCAAACGGCAGCCAATTGTGATTTGAATTTATACGCCAACATAGCAACACCACCGATAAGCAGTGCCACCATTGATAACGGGCTAAACAGTGCCATCACTACCAAGCGCAAATAGGTAAACGGATTAAGCAAACGAAACGCCACACTAAATAAACCGGAAAACAAACCTTCCACCATATTTAACGGTTTAGCCAGTAAATTAATGCCCGACCCGACGCCGGCAAACATTGATTTAAGCGATATTCCATTGCCTAAAATGGATTTAAACAGATCCGGCAACAATGCCAAACGCCAACGCAAACCGTTAAAACCGGACACTGCACTGCCCCACATTGAGGTAAAGGCATTTTTTAGTAAATCCGCCCATTTTTGCGTGGTTTTGATTGGCTGCACTGGTGCAGCAAAGGCGTTAATCAGCGTTTTACCCAAACCAACACCGCTTGCACCAACACCGCTTATCGCACTACCCAAACCAGTGATTGGCAACAATGCCCCTTTCGCACCTACCCCCATCAACTTAAACGCCCCGACCAATAGCATTAATGCCGCACCGGCACCGGCTAGTGCTGTGATACCGACACCAATAAAACCGATCAGTCTTGCGATATACTTGTTAGCATTGAGCCAGTCGACCGCATATTTGCCCATATCGGCAATTTTATCGGCAAGCGGTTCAATCTTTTTCAGCACCTGTCCACCGATACTGTCTTTAATGTTAACCATAATCGCACTAAGCCGTTGCCACGGATCAGTCATCGCTTGCGCCATTTTCTGCAAATCTGCTGTGCCGCTCACATTGCGCAAATCTTTAATATTGCCGGTGAGGTTTCTAACTTGTGGCAATAACAATTTAATCAAGGCGACCGCTTCATCACTGCCAAACGCCTTTTTTAACTCTCCAGCTTCCGCAACATCTAGCACATCGCCATACTTACCCTTAATTTTGTTAAGGATACTGACCATATCCAACATTCTTCCGTTGCTGTCGGTAAAGGTTAATCCCAACGCCTTTTGTGCTCCGCCCACACCGGCTAAAAAAGCCTTATATTTTGTACCTGCTTCGCTACCACTCATTGTTGCCTGCAATGCGCCAAGCACCGCAAATTGTTCCGCTGCTTCAATGCCTGCTGATTTTGCCGCTGCACCAACAGCAGTAAAAGCACCGCTCATACCGTCGCCCGTTGTCTTAAACATTTTCACCGCAAGTGCGGTTTGTCCAGCGATTTTATCCACCCAGTCGGATTTACCTATTTTTGCCGCTTCGTCCGCAAAAATGCCGTACATTGTCCCCATATAGTTGGTAATGGTTGCCGCTGTGGATTTTGTGCCTTTTGCCAACAGGTTAGATGCGGCGGTGAACGCAGATAATTCATCACCATTTAAACCTGCGATAGCAGATTGAATATCATAAGCAGAGCGTACAAACTCTGCCGCTGCGCCGCCAAAAGAAGAGGTAAAAGAAAGGGCTTTGTTTTTCAGTTGCTCCAACGCCTGTTCTGCCACGCCGAGCGATTTCACTTCACCTAACGCGCGTGAGGTTTCCAATGCTGGTTGCAAGCCGCTGGCAATAGAATAACCGGCAGCAACAATACCGGCAGCGCCTGCAGCAATATTCCCCATTGCCGCTTTACCCTTACCAGCAAGCGCATCAAACTGCCCCATAATACCTTTAATTGGTGCAGTCATCTGATCATTAAGTTTTAAAATATACTCAAGACCGGCTATTCCCAACGCCATAACATTACCCTTAACAACATCTCGACGAAACGCATTTCGTTGAGATAACTACCCTAAAAACATTTTCCGATACCGACTGCCACGGCATCGGATAAATTCTCAAAAAATTGCTTGTTCAACCATACTGCCCGAGCGAGGTTAATCTCCGAATTGTCGGCTTCTGGCAAATAGTGCATTCTTAACGCTATCGCCTGTGAGTAGCCGTTTTTCTCAATCGCTCTCGCTCGTTCAGTTAGTTTTTTACGGTAACTTCAATTTTTGGCACAAATACCGAGTTAATTTTTTCGGCGATTTTCGCCGCAACACCCGGTGCATTAATGATGGTGAGTAAATCTTCTTTATGCTCTTTACTTACCACCTGCAATAAATAATCTTTCACCGGCGTTAATACGTTTCCACTGGCGACCTCATTAAATAAAGCATCAATCGCCGCATTATCACGATTAAACACCAACTCAACGCCACCAATATTAATGGTTACGCTTTCTTTGCCGGTAAGCTCTTCTAATAATTGCTGTGCTGTTTTAGTTTTCATTTTTTGTCTCCTGATTATGTTGATTTATACAGTGTTTTAATTGTTGATATGCCGTTACACAAATATCGGTTTGAGCCAGTGATTTATGTAACGCCATTACTAAATCTTTATTTGTGGTGATGTTGACCGTTATTTGCTGACAAGCTGCCGTTGTCGGGCAAAGTAGCGGTTGTTTAATTAATTTTATTTCGGTTGTTGAGCAAGCGACTAACATCGCTAGGCACACGCTCATCACTCCAATTTTTATCACTTTCCAACGCTTCATTTATTGCCTTTTCTTGCTGTTGTGCTGCTTGTTGCATTTCAGTCACTTTATCTATCAATAATTGCTGTTGCTGCTGATAGATTTCCGCTTGTCGCTGCAACATTAAAATTTGTTGTTGATGCGCTTGATTTATTTTTTCAATCTCTGCCGTTTTCTGTTTTTCAATCGCGGCGATTTGCTTTTGCTTGTCTACCGCACTTGAAATAAACGTCGCTGCATAAAGCAAACTAAATACAAATACTACAGCGTGATTTTTTAATAGCCTGATAAACATAACTTACGCTCCCGATCACGCCGCTGCATTAAACCGTTCGACTTTTTGCCGCCGACATAGACCCACTTTAAAAACTGATCACACATTTGTGGCGTGTAACCACTGTTTGCCATCTCGTACAAGGTTGATTTGCGCATCGCACTGCAACCGACATTAAAGGTGATGGAAACCAACGCATCAAACGCCCCTTGCGGCATTTTTCCACCGTTAGCATAGCGATTGACGCAATTTTCTGCCTGCTTTATATCTTGCGCCCATCTGTCGGCAATTTCCTGCAAGCTGTATTGTCTCTGTTCAATCGGTTGGCCAAACTCACTGCTACCAATACCAACTGTCAACACATTAGCGGAACAGTAATAAGGCTGCGTCCTGCACCCCTCCGCATTACCGATTAATTCCAATCCGGCTGCGCTTGTTCTCAATTCATCACCACTGTTCAGCAACAGAAGGGCAAGCACTGCCGCCACCGAACAGATACCGCCTGCCACCTTTTTTAACATTTAACCGACTCCGCTTTGCTTTCCGCTTCCGCAAGTCGCACATTCAATTCAAGGCGACGCAATTCGTATTCTTTTTGTTTATAATGCCAAGTAATCAGCAAGGTGCAAAAACCAAATAAAATCCCGAAAATAGCTGCCCAATCACTTAAATTTAAGCCACTAATAAGCGCTACCGCTGACCCCAAATAAGACACACCCTCAAATTTATTCATACATCCTCCAAACCCAAACCAAAATTAGGCGAACAAGACCCTCTTCTGCTTATAATTGTTCTTCTGTTAATGCCGATCTGTCGCCTAAACCTATTTACCCAATTAAATCTCGGGTATCGTAATCAGATAAATACGGAATGCCGTTAATACGGACAAAATCTGGGCTAGTCACGAAAAACTTAATCTTTGTTGTATGTTTTTGCCCGCCTTTAAAATCCACATTGAGAATATCGGTCGGCAACAACTTACACTCGAACGCCTCCACTTTTAAGCGTTCACCACCACGACTGGCAAAGAACACTAAATCAATCGTTGGAATATCACGATACGATCCAGCTGCTGCCGCTGCTGCGGATAACTTGCCAAAATTTTTCGCATCCAGCTCAATTTCGCCTTCACCTTTAACGTCGCCATCAACAAAGCCATCGGGAATGCCGCGCGTTTGTGCTACGTCTGAACTGTCGCTAATATTTAAACTGACTGATTCGGCGTGAACTGGAATACCAAGCACGAAAAAATCAACGTTCATTCCTGAAATTCTTGCACCCATCTATTAATCCCCCAATGTTTCTAAATCTAAGAAAATATTCACGGTAATGTCTTTCGGGCAATCGTAAGGGCGAATCTTCATATAAAGCTCAACCTTAACTTTGCTTTTCCAGACAATAGTAATTGCGTCATCTTTCGGTGGCATACATTCACCCGGGAACTGTTTGCCTGCCACTTCCGCGCCTTTGCTCATATCGCGGAGCGGTTTTGCAAAATAATTTTTATGATATTCCGTGCTTGCGGCGGTTGAGTTAAACGACCGATCCGCAATTTTGGCAATTGCCAACAAGCGCACTTTTCGTGCTGCTTTATCTGCCACGCGCACATTCTCAATCACCTGATAATCGCCACCCTCCACATCAAGCGTGCGACCGTCTGACCAGTAGTAGCCGTCATAATCCGGATACCACATAAAAGTAGAGTAACGTGCCTGCTCCAACGCTTTTAAATGTGCAATACTAATTTCTACACCGTCTTTATCTTTCGGCTTATTACTGCCAATATTGACCAACGCACCGGTCTGCACACGTGCTGGGCTGTCGGCAATGGTTACCGCTGAATTAGCGAGTCGTCCAGCCAACGCACCAACATCATTACCCATTAAATTCGGCACTAACATCACGTGATCAGCAACCACTGTTTTTTGCAACTCTGTCAAACGGGCCACATATTGATCCCACGTTTCACCGTTGCTGGAATCAGTGCTGCAACCATCCAACGCTTGAATAAAAAATGTTCTGCGACTGTAAGTCATTAATAATTCGCGCGATAAAGTTTGCAATGCGTTAATTGCTGTTTTATCAATGCCGGTTGTGTAGGTGTTGACCACATATTCAAAACTAGACACGGTTTGTGCATCTCGCACAATTTGAGCAAAGTCATAACTTGACTCATCCGCAATATAGACGTGCGCAAACCAATCCGTGTTGGCATTCACCATCGCTGTGTAAACCTGTTTTTTTAGTGCAGTATCACTTGCACCAAAAATTTCATTAAAATCACTGTCCGGCGTGACTGCCAACAACTTACCTTTATTTTTTGAGCCAACACCGACAAACAGTGCGTGTCTCTCAATCTCTTTTGTTTCGCCGCTTAATAAATTAAGCGTGTTAATCGTTGCTGATGGAAATGTCATATTTTGCCCCTTTTTGTTGTTCTAAATTTTCAGCACTTTTTCAACCACTTCCGTTAGAATTTCCGCATTGTGTTGCGTATCGGTATTTAATGCCGGTCGTGCCGGCGTGCCTTTCTTGTCGCCTTCATTTTTGTTCTTTAAAATTCTTGCAATTAAACCGGCTTGACCTTTGGTTAATCTCGCCTGAATGCTTTTTATTGACGGGGATACTTCCTTCCCCTTTTTGTTCTTTATTTTGTAACCTAAACTTTTCAATTTTCTGGCTTGTGCTGTCGAACAAGGATCGCTCTGACTAGCTAACTGCCTTCTTAATTTCTCTAACGTCCGAGCATTGACACTGACCGTCATCTCTTGCCCATAATGCTGCACAACTGAAATTAATTGACTTTTCTTACCTCTATAGCCCAGCTTTGCCTCATTGCCATCATTCTTGATAATATTGAGCAATGTTCCTCGCCTACGGTACATCTTTTTGTTGCTGCCGCTGCGACGTTCCGCCCATTTTTTACCGTCCGGCGTTTCTTGCTTTTTGATATGCTCTTTAGCTTCATCCTTTATTTGCTTTAACGCCATTTTTAATAGCTTTGTTTTTTTCTCTTTCGGCAAGCTCAATAATTTAACTGTTCGCTTTAGGCTTTTTATTGACTCTGCGGTTAATCCCACCTTTTCAGTCATCAATCACCTCAACCTCTTCAGCGATATAAATCTCAATTGGATTAATGCGATAACTTATGCCGTCAATCATCAAGGTATCTTTTGCCGGCGGTGTTGCTTTTGCCGTAATCGGCTCTTGAAACTCCACGATAAACGTCAGATCAGCGGTGTCATCATCATAAATATCCACATCAAAATCGGTATCGGCAAAATCCAGCTGATAACGCAACTCATCATTCTCATTCAGCCAAAGCTGAATGTGCGCCATTATTTCGGCGACATTGATTTGATTAAATGGCAATTCATTGAATAAGAACGTGGCTTTATAGCGGATATGCGCAATCTCTATGCCCTCCGCTGTTACGTTTTTCCCCTGATCAATCAGCGTGCCACTTTCCATCCACGCCAATAAATTTTTACGATAACGCGCCGGCAATTTCTGCTGTAAAAACGCTAATAATTGTTGATATAACATTAAATTAGCCATACCCCGCTCCGCTTTTTGCCTTTGATGGCTCTGACCGCCATTGCCGCTTCTGTTAACAAGGTTTTGCGCTCCTGCACTAAATCCCGATTTTCGTGCACCTCTCTTGCTGATAGCGTCATAAACTCTGGTAACAAATCCGCTTTTGCACGTGCAAATACGGCTTTTTTGTACTGTATTTGTAAAAAGTTATCGCCATCAAATCTCACGCCGCCAACGTGTTCGACATAGATGTAACCGTCTGATTGATATTTTTCTACAACGTCTGCAAGCTCAATTTCCATTTCTTGCATTGCTTGCACCAACGCCGCACGCACCATTTCTAAAGGCATTTGAAACGGTATCGCACGTTGCCGTTGAAACTCTGCAATATTGATATTCCCCCAAAATCCAGTGCTTTCGATTATTTCGTCTTGATATTCGGTTACATTGCCGTTTAGCATTGCTCACCTCGATTAAGGTGTGCCGCACGCAACTTAGCAATAGCGTCATCAAATGTAATTTGCGACACTAAAGCCGTTGGATTGGCACCTGGTGAGAGTTTTTTAATTCGCATTTCGACTCGCTCAATCAACGAATTTACGCCGCATTTCGGATAAATCCGCTGTGCACAAAGCAAGAGATATAAGGCAACAGTCAACGCCTCCAAATCATCAACGGAAGCGGCGTGAATTTTGCCGTTTCCCGTCCTGATTAAAATAGATGCCGCCAACTTGTACCATTTAGCAGTTACGATTTCGTGCAACCGCCACGTCTGCGCCACTTTTTCAAAAGTTTGGCTAAAATACGGCTCCACGCTCTGCGCAACTGCTGCCAAGTTATCCGCCCAACTAAACACTTGATCAGCGACAAACGTCGGCAAGTTGCTTTTAAATCTATCCGGCATTGCCTGATTTTCGGCAATGGCTCGTTCGGCAAGTTGTAAAGCGTGAGCAATATTGCCAACATCAAACAGATAGACAATACAATAGACAAGTACGTCATTTTGATACCGCTCCCCTTTTTGAAAATACTCATCCACAAACGGCAACCATTTCGGCAAGAAATGGTCGCGCTTGTACTCCGCACGCTCTGCTATACTTGAGATTTCGCGGATACGTGCAATATCATTATTTAAAGCAATCTCCAACACCTGCGTGGTTGCGTTGCTGTTTTTAACTGCCTGATGCACCTTATCCGGCGATTGCTGCTCCAACGCCTTTAACGCCAGAACTCGCTTTTGATAGTCACGAAACCCCATTAGCCACCTCAATCAGTTAGTCGTCTTCGCCCGGTAATTTGACGTTCTCAAATTCGATTGCGGTAAATAAGCCGGCATCTTCGACCACATAGCCTTCGTTGCGGTAATAGCTGTCAATAATGCCTTTTCTGTCTTCGTCGTTGCGATACGAACGGCGCACGCTGGCATCCTGCACGTAAATCGACAAGTTGGATAATGTTGTCACTACGGCACCACGCGCCGGGAAATTCGGTGGCACAATGCCGCGCATTCCGCCAAATGACCCAAGTAAGTTTTGCGAACCTAACACCGCCTTTTCTGTTGGCGTTAAGCCGTGCGCTTTATTGATTAATTCCGCTTCTTTGCCGATTAAATCGGCACCGACTAAAAAGACTAAATCATTGCGATCACGGTGACGCAAATCAATGCCGCTTTTTAGCTCTGCCGCTAAATGATCAAGATTTTCAAAGTCTGCACCTTCGCCGAAAATTTTAATTTTTCCGACCGTTGCACCGTCCTTCATCACGTTCTCCGGCTTCTCTTCGCGCTCAAGCTGCATCCAGCCTTTATTAACATCCGACATATCTGCCGCCGAGGTGTTTTCCGCAACTGATTTGCCATACCAGCCCACTTTTAATTGGTCGAGCGCGATTTGCGCCTGTACAAATTCGGCATACAACGCCGCCAAACGGTCACCAAAACGGGCAAAATTATCAAACATTGCCCACGGCACAATAATGCCGCTGTCGGTCTCTGCCAGCTGATATTTGCCTTGTGTATGATCCAAACGTGCCAAATAGCGTCCGTCTTTCTTGCGTCCGGTAATTGATTTTTCTGTTGCGCCACGCAATTTATAACCTGAAATATCGGTTACATAATCAAGATTGATGGATTTTAAAAATTCAGATCGCTGCTGAATATTTTCGCCAAGCTCCGCTGCTTTCGGCACTTCCAGCGCGAATGACTCGCCCCGAATTAATGCATCTACATCAGTGCCGTAATAATTTGCAACGTTGCGTAAAAATGAATAAAACTCCGCCTTACGTCTCATTTTGTCCCCTTTTTCTTATTTGTTCCGACCGCTTAAACGGCAAAATTCAACGCCGATTTTGTCGACTCACCTTGCGGAACTTCTGTCACCGCCTGTTGTTTCGCCTGGTTGAAGGCTTCTGTCAACTGCTCCACTTTTGCGGATAACTCTGCCACTTGTTGCTCTGTGGCAAATTTTTGCGGTTCTGTTTTTTCTGTTTCCGCTGCAAATTTTGCCGGCTCTGTTTTTTCCTGCTCTGCTGTCGCTTTTGTCTGCATAGCGGAAAAACCTGCCGCAATCGCCGCGGTGATCGTTTGTTCCAGTTGTGCAAATTGCTGTTCGTTCATTGACTCTTCCTCTTTGTTGTTATTATTTTCAGAATTGGAATTAAAAAGACGCGTAAAAAAGCGTTTTAATGCTGATAACTCTTGCTGCTCTTCTTTAGTAAATAAGGTCGCTTCCAGTTTTTCCGGCTGCCCCACAATCACATCATCTTTGATACGTTTAGAAAAATGGAGCTGCGTTGTGCCAATACTTGCCGGACTGTCTGTGACGGCTAAACCTGTCAAATAGGCGGCGTTGGTATCGGCAAAATTTGGTGTAATTTCAATGCTGGTAAATAAACCGACACCCTCTCTGTTTAGCTCAAGCAAGCGCGCATTTGGTGCCAACCGAGCATACAATTTTGTTTTTCCGCCTTCATCTGTTGCTTTCAGCTCTTTGACTTGCCCAAAATTTGACAAAAAGCGGTAATGTTCCAACCAGATATTCGCGGTATAGACTGACGGATCATAACTCTCCGCCATTGCGTGCAAGTCTGCCGCTGAAATCTCCCGACCGTCTGCGGTTTTACCGCTGGTTGCCACACAAACAAAATCGGTTACAAGCTCCAATTTATCTGCCATTTTTTACACTCTCTCCACGCTTAAAAATAAATCTGCCGCTATCTTGTGATTTTTTTGCACAAATTACATCCGCCAAAATTCGGAAATCGTCGGAAAT